CTCTGTCAGTACGGCGCTCACCACAAGCGGCGCCTACTGTAGATTCGCTAACGCTCATATTGTAGAAAGTTTGGGAGTGTCGCAGAAGCGACACGCCGTAGAGGAGGTAAGATTTTTCTGTGACCACATTAGTAGGTATTCAGCTAAAGGATCGTTGTGTATTAGCTGCAGATAGTCAGATAACTGAAGATAACTTAAGGACTATCTCTACTGCTACTCCAAAGATAATCTCCATTGGTAAGTACCTACTGGGTATCACGGGTGACTCTAGACCTGGTGACATCCTTACCTACAACTGGTCTCCACCGAGTTACAAAGGTGCAGATCCCATCCAATGGATGGGTAAGAAAGTCCTGCCGTCTATAGTCACGGCGTTCAAAGAGAATGGATATGATCCTTATGAAGCTACGAAAGAAAAAGACTCAGGGTTCGACTACATTGTTGCGTTTAATGGTAATGTCTTCCATATTGCGACAGACCTCTCGTTCATTCAATCTGATCACGGGACCTACGGTCTTGGGTCGGGTGGTAGCTTCGGTCTTGGGTATCTCTACGGTTTGTCTACTTCTAATCTTCATCGACAGCCTGAGCGACACGCCAAACGTGCCGTAGAAATCGCGTCGGTGCTTGATGTCAATACCCACGAACCAGTACAGTTGGTTACTCAACGACGGGAGTTCTAATGCAAAAGGATTTAGGTAGTTGGTCTATCTATGTTAATAAATCCAACCTAAAGAACTGGGCAGTAGGCATTGATAGATACCAGGAATGGGATGGCACTTCTCCAAACTACATAATTGTTGCCAACGTTTATCAGATAAATCTGCTATTCTTTAATGTAACAATCACTAGGTGGTCAAGATGGACATAAAAGAATTATTAGTTAAAGCTCTCCACGATAAGGAGAACAAGAAGTCACGATCAACTCAGGTTCAGATAGGACCTTCTGAGTTAGGCGGATGCCGACGTAAGGTTTGGTACCGGTTGAACGGTCAGCCGGAAACCAATGACAACGAGCTAAAGCTCGCAGCGATTATGGGTACTGCTATCCACGCTGCAATAGAGAATGCACTTGCTGACAATAAAGAAGTCGTGCTTGAACAAACCGTTGAATACGGTGGAATGAAAGCGCACGTGGACTGCTATATCCCGTCTACTGGGGATGTTATTGACTGGAAGACAGTGAAGGCTAAGAACCTGAACTACTTTCCAAGTCAGCAACAGCGTTGGCAAGTACAAGTCTATGGCTACCTGATTAGCAAATCTGGATTGGGGAAGGTTCAGACTGTGAACCTAGTAGCCATACCTCGTGATGGGGATGAGAGGGATGTCCTAGTGCATTCTGAACCCTATGACGAGACCATCGCGCTAGAGGCGCTCAACTGGTTAGAAGCAATAAAACAATCGGACGTGGCTCCATCTCCTGAGAGGGATGAGGGTTACTGTAAGTTTTATTGCAAATACTATGACGCCTCTGGTGAGATGGGATGCGTTGGTCTAAAAAAAGAACGTACAAAGAGTGAGTTGCCGGAGATAGATGATCCTAGCGCTGACTCTAATGCACACCACTACATACAAATTGATAACCAAATAAAAGATTTAGAAGCAAAGAAGGCAGAGCTACGAGATAATCTGCTAGGAATAACTGGCGTTACCAAAACTGGATTTGAGATCAAATGGACCTCTATCCAAAGTAACACAGTCGACAAGGAAGCGGTGGAGAAAGCACTTGGCTTCGTGCCGACTAAGCAAGGAAAGGAAAGCGCAAGGCTTTCAATCAAACACAATGGAGGAAACTAAATGGCTGCACCGGAATCAACTAAGTTCCAGGTGAACTTCAAGTCACCGGATGGAACCCTTATCAATCTTTACGCTGCAAACAAGGAGGAACTAGAAGCGTTGCTAACAGCAGCGCAGGACTTTTCCGCCCTCATTGCAAGCGTTAGCCAATCTTTCTCAAGCGCTCCTGCAACTGCGCCCGTTTACACTAATCCAACACCAAAGCAGGTAGCTGAACAGTACCCTTTTAAGCCAGCCGCTGCTCCAGCGGCAAACGGTCACGTATGCAGACACGGAAATATGGCATACAAAGAAGGAGTAAGTGCGAAAGGACCTTGGAAGGGCTGGATGTGTGCATCACCTAAAGGCACACCACAGTCTGAAAAATGCCCAACAATCTGGGTAAGGTAATGCGATGCGAGAGCCGCGTGAATACGAGGCTCCGCTATGTGCAGAAGTCGGTGGAGAATTGTGGTTCCCCGAGCAGGGTGGAGATCAAACTAATACTCTGCGAGCAAAGAACATTTGTAACCAATGTAACCATCGACTTGAATGCGCCGAATGGGGTATTCAAAAAGAACGACACGGTATCTGGGGTGGACTTACGCCAGTTCAGAGAGAAGTTATACGTCGTAAACGAAACATAATTCTACCGAGGGAGAGAAGTGCTTAGGCTAGATAGGGCTTGGCGCAGTTCTCATAGCAACGCAGAACCTTTGCCGGTGGTTTGGAAAGACCTAACGACAAAGGATATAAAGTTCCGGCGCGGTCAAGTGTGTATGGTTGCCGCTGCACCTAACGCTGGAAAGTCTATGTTCGCTATGATCTATGCAATCAAAGCCCAAGTGCCTACACTTTTCTTCTCGGCAGATACTGATACTGCAACAGTAATGATAAGAGCTGCTGCACATATCTCAGGCCACGTACAGACGAGCGTTGAGAGCAACATAAGAGACAACCCTAACTATTACGCAGACTACTTAGAGAACATAGGCCACATCCAATGGGTCTTTGACTCTAGTCCTTCGCTTGATGACATCGAAGCAGAGGTCAAGGCTTACATAGAACTCTATGGAATAGCTCCGAAGTTGATAGTAATAGATAACCTAATGAATGTCGTTGCTGAAACTGACAATGAATGGGCAGGTCTTAGGGCAATAATGGCAGAACTACACGATATGGCTAGGAAAACCGAAGCCTGTGTGATGGTACTGCATCACGTATCAGAGCAAAGCGAGTATGGCTCAGTCTTTGAACCGTCACCGCGAAAGGCGATTCACGGAAAGGTAAGTCAATTACCAGCGCTGATACTAACTCTTGGCTACAACCCGTATGACCATACCCTTCGGGTTGCTGCAGTTAAGAATAGATTTGGTAGGCATACTGCCGATGGTAAGGATTGGGTTGCTTTGTTTACAAACTACTCAGCTTGTCAGATAGCAGACTCAGATGCTTACGGAAGAATGGTTTACAACTCCAATAAGGTGCTATGAGTTCATACAATAAACAAAAGGGAACCAAGTTTGAGAGCGATGTTATGAAGTTCTTGAGATCCTTGGGCCACTTTGCTGAAAGATTAGCTAAGGCGGGAGCCAACGACGAAGGTGATATCGTCACCATAATCGCAGGTCAGACCTATATTTTGGAGTGTAAGAACCGTAAGTCAATCAATCTTCCACAGTTCTGGGCAGAAGCCCAGACTGAGGCAGCCAACTATGCGAAGGCTCGGGGGTTACCCGTCAATCCTCCGGCCTTCGTCATAGTCAAGAGAAGGAACGCATCAGTAGAAGATGCTTGGGTAATACAATCATTAGAGAAATGGATAGAACAAATGCCAGTTCCACAGGGACAGATAACAAGTAGCCAGGGCTGGACTACAGCACCTGAAGAAGTTAAGGAAGAAGCAAAGCAAGAAGAAGTAGTGCAGGAAGAAGTCAAGCCAAAGAGAAAGAAGAAAGCAGAATGATCTGCTTAGACTGCAGAGCAGGTGGCGACTACAACGCTTTAGGTAACTACGATAAGGCAGAAGAGCTACACGAGTTCTGCAAAGGAGACTGCGGATGTCATCACAAGACTGGAGCAGGGTGGTACGTAAAGGCGGGAGAAAAGGCAACTCAGATGCGAGTGCAATCCCCATAGATCTTATCGTTGCTCACTATGGTGGGGAGATAAGACAGGGTAAGAGTGTTTCAGTTAAGTGTTGTATGCACGATGACTCACGTCGCAGTGCAGTAATGAACACTTACGATAATTTGTATTACTGCCATACCTGCGGTAAAGGTGGGTCAGCAGTAGATGTAGTAATGGCTAACGAGAATATGGGGTTTAAGGATGCTCTCAACTACGCAGTCGACATTGCTAAACGAGGCGGCGCACAGATACGCTCGGCTAATAAGCGACGAGGCGCTGGAGTATCTAAGCGCACGTGGGATATCTAAAGAGGTAGCAGAGCGCTACAATCTTGGAACCATAGCCGATCCTATTGAGGGTCATCAGGGTTATACCGGCTGGATATCTATTCCATACTTCACAGCTTTAGATATCTGCGTAGGCTTTAAGTTCCGTAGGTTAGATGATGGCAAGCCTAAGTATGGCGCTCCGGTAGGGCAGAAGAGCCATCTCTATAATGTTATTGCTACTACCTATGACTCATCAAAGATAGTGATTTGCGAGGGTGAGTTTGATGCAATCATTATGAATGAGGCAGGCATACCAGCAGTAGGTGTACCTGGAGTAGCGGCTTGGAAACCTTACTATCCAAAGTTATTTACCGGCTTTGATGTC